CGTCGACATTCAGGATTCGCTGAAGGTCGGCGGCTGCGGTGTCAGCGAGGCTCACGACTTAACGAGGGCGCCGCGCCCGAGCATTTGAGACAGCTGCTCGTCGCCCGCTTTGCCAACGCCGAAGTCGGCCGCCGTGACGACTGTTCCGGCATCGAGGTGCCCACGTAGGCAGATGATAGAAATGCCGGGAGCAACGCTCACGGTGCCTTTTGGCAGCACGACGGGAGCAGCTTCGGGCGCCGGCGGCCCGCCGAGCTCCCCGCTGCCCGCTCCGTCGAACGGCGGCTTTACCGCTTCCGAAGGAGCCAAGGGCGCGGCTGACGGCGCTGGAGCCCCGCCAGCTTTTTGCGCCTCGAGCTGCGAGACCAAGGCCTCCAGCCCGTCATTCTTGAGACCGTCTGTCGCAACAGCGACGCCGAGCTCACCGCCCAGCGCAAGCGCCAAGTCGATGAGCTCTTTATTGCTGCGCGCCATCAGTAAGCCGTGATGCAGGCGTAGGTGTCGATGGCTGTCGGGATGGTGAGCGGGCGCGTACCGGCCGACACCTTGAGGTGCTTACCGTCAGCCGTCATCCAAGCGTTGGTGGTGAGATCGATACCGGCTTCCGGGCTCGAGATGCGCGGAGGCAGGAACGGCAGGATGCGTTGGTCCGGCGGCACCAAGATCGGAATCGCTCCGAACGAAAGGTCCATGCGTCCGGAGCTCGAGCGAACGATCACCTTGTTGTCAGGAATGAACGGCGTGAGCGTGCCGGTCTGCGGGTCCTTGTACCAACCGTCGTACGTCCACATGTCATAGCTGTAGTTGTTGATGAAAATGTACCCTTGATAGTTAGCCCCCTCGACGCCCTTCGAGATCTGCGGCTGCAATGCGCCGAGCCCGAGACCAATGGCGGTGCTGGATCCGACTTGGCCGACGATGCGCGTCAGGGACGTGGCGAACGCAGCGTTCTTCAGCGCACGCTGAAAGGCGCCTTTGCCGAAAATGACCGTGTCCGGCATTTTCTTGCCGTCTTGGCGGACAACGGTACCCGCGCCGTCGATGTCCGTGAGAGGCGCGCCCGTGCTGCCGTCAGCTGCCCACGCGGTTGGCGTGATCTTGTGGCTCGACTTCATGCCGAAATCGAGCGTGTAGAGCGTATTACCGCTCGAATCCTTCAGGGTGAGCACGCCGGTTTGGAACACCTGCGACGCCATCACCTCGATCGCGCGGCGGATCTTGTTCTCCAACTTGCGGAAGATACGAAACGCCTGTTGGGTGGCGTTCGATGCGTAGTCCGGGTTGTCGAACGGGTTTTGCCCGGGCAGACGACGGATCGCGTCGTACGCAGTGATCGTGCCGACTTCGTCGTAGATCGGAGGCGTAAACCCCTTGTTGACGTAGGCAGTCGCCTCGTTCTCACGCTGACCGGCGGTGAAGTCTTCGATCACGACGGCGATGTCTTCCGCATCGCGCATCACATCGACCTCGATCTTCTCGGTCATGTGAATGTTTTGCGGCGGAGTCTGGAACATGCCGGCCAGGAAGAGGGGCGCGGGCGACTCCTCCAGGTATGCGCTGATGAGGCGCGTATTGCTGCGATCACTCATTGTCTTGGTCTTTCGGGGGTGCTGAAAGGCGCACCTCCGCACCCCCGCGCGCGGCCTTGAGCGCGCACAGGGACGATTCGGTGAGCCGAAATGGCTACTGGATTTGCGTCAGCGTCTCTCCGTTTCCGGGAACGCTGGCGCTTGGTTTTTCAGGCAGAAGTCTGCAGAACGTCGACGGGTTGCAGACCGAACGCGCGCAGCTGGTCGATCACCGCGTTGTCGATGTTCGCGCCGGTGCAGTCCGCGCTGATGATGAGGCGGTTCTTGTTGACCTCGCCGCGCTCGATCGCGCGAATCTGGATGTCGCCAGCGCCTGCAGCGACTACGTCATAACCGAGCACGGCCTTGGGAACGCCATTGCCATTGGTAACGCCGCCTTTGGCGAAGACGACCAGCTTGAGCGTGCTGCTGTCGCGAGCGAGGATGGTTCCGGCGAGAACGGTGCCCGCGCCGGCGACGGTGAGCGTTTCGTCACGCATCTGCTCATCGCGCAGCGCTACGCTGCCGATGTTGATTGAAGTGTTCACGATGTTGGGCATTTATCGATCCCTTGCTTGAGCCGTGGTTTGAGAGCGAGAGCGGCGGCGCCGCCCCTCAGCTCGCCTTTTTCTTGCCCATTTGGGCTTCGATGCGGTCCGCGACCAGATCGCCGAGATCCTTGGCTTCCGCGGCTGGAGCCGCGCCATCCAGGGCCTTTCCAGCTTCGTCCGAGTCAGCTTGACGAGCGGTCGTCTCGCGCTTGCCGATCGCGGCCGCCATGTAATCGGCGTGCACGTCTTCGTCCATGGTGCTCGCGCCAGAGGCAATCGCGGCCTCGGCTACTTCACGGGCACCGGTGGCTTTCGCCAGCTTCAGATGCGCGTTCACGCGCTTGCGCTCGCCAGTCGCGCCAGCCTCGACGCCCTTGGCATGGCCAGCGGCCTCGCCTTTGCTGAAAACCAGCGCGTAGAGTTCGGGGTGCTGGGCCTTGAATGCAGCTTCATCCATTTTACTTGTCCTGATTGGCCCGGCAGACCGGGGCGGTGATGGTTGTGTGGCGCCGGCGACGGGCGCCGGGGGCGTAGGTGAATTGGTGGCGAGCGCTGCCGGAGGCGGCGCAGGCTCACGCGCATCGCGATCGTCGGTCGCGGCTTTTGACCCGGACACCTTCGCGGCGCGCGGCATCTTATCGATCAGGCCCGCGCTCTTCGCGGCCTCTGAAAGCATGGTGCCGCCGCGGCCGAAGTCGGCGTTTACCTGATCTACCGTGTAGCTCTTGCCAGTTGCGTTCGACCGACCGCGCGCGATGGCGTCGACGAACAGCTCGTGGATGGCGTCGAGCTCAGCCACGATCACTGCCTTGCCTTCAGCGGTGCGCGGATCCGGGCGCTTGTTCGGCGCTTCCGTGCTCGTCACGTCAACGATTTCGGTATCTGCATCGAATGCAAATGAGCACGCGACGCCGACGCTGCCGAAGCACGAGGCGGGCCCCAGCGCGGTAATCGGGCCAGCCATTGCAGCAAGCGCGTAGGCCGCTGAGCAGGCCTGTGAGGCCTGTACGGTGACCGGTTTTCCGAACGCCTCGATCGTTGCCAGCGTTTCGAACAGGCCGTCGCAATATCCGCCGGGGCTCGACACGTCCAAAATCACGCTCTTGACGAGCGGGTCGGATGCGGCGAGTGCGAAAGCATCGCGGATGTCTTCGTAGGTCGTGCCGTCCATACCGAACAGCCACGCCCAGAAGTCCGGCTCTTCAGAGAGCACACCTTCGACGCAGATCTGCGCGACGTTGCCGACTACGGCGTAGTTTTCCGGGTCCGAGCTCGCCATTGGGCGCGCGCCGGGAAGCGTCTCCGCCAACTTGGGGCGCGCCGCGCGCGCTGCAGCGAATTCCTCGCGCTGCTTTGCGGTGGGTGAAACGCCTGATTGGTAGATGCGTCCGAGCCTTTCAGCGACGTCGGAGCGAAGGAGCATTTTGAGCATGAAAGTTACTTTCCGGCGAGAAGTGCGAGGCGGGGCAGCGCGAAGCCCTCGATCGCGTCGTCCTTGCCGTCTTCGCCTTGACCCTTGGCGTCGGCTTTTCCGGCATCGCTTTCCGCTGGCGGATGTGCCTTGGCTGCGAGCGCCAGCGCTGCCATCGGCTCATTTGCCTCAGCAAGCTGCTCGTTCTCGCGCCTCAGCTTCTTGACGTTCTTCGAATATTTCGAGCCGCTGATCTCGCGCGCGGCGCGGTCGCGGGTAATGAACCCGCTGGCGACCATTGCGTCATAGCCAGCGACGAGCTTGCTCAGGTCAACGGCCGGCTTGATTTGCCCGGACCAATCAGCAGAAATCCAGGCGGCAAAGATGTCGTACTTGGACCAGTCGCGCCAGGCTTCGAGCAGGCCCGCGGCCTTGTCGATCTTCTTGGCGCGGACCTCGGCAAGTAGCCACTCAACGTAGATGCGCTGGCAGAAGCCGTCACCGAACCAGGTACGAACCTTGTTCAGGTACATCTTGAATTCGTTGATCGCCGCCTGACTCGCGCTGTAGTTCGAGTTGAACGATAGCGTGAGGATCTCGGGCGGAATCTCGAGGCACCAGGCGATGCCTTGCACGATCGCCTCCTCGAACGCGCCGAAGTTTTCGGTCGTGCCGTCTACCTTGAATGCTGTCGGCTCTTCGCCGTGCTGTAGCTCGTCAATGACGAGACCGGGCAGGTGCTCCGCGGTGTTAAAGCTGCGGATCTCTTTACCCGGTAGGCCGCCCTGCGTTCCGTCGGGGGCAATTGCGCCGCGCCGAACTGCGCCGCCCATCATGGGCAGCGTCCCCGCTTTGTCCTCGTTCTTCTTGATGAATAGAGCGAGGTTGCTCAGCACCAGCGCTTTGCGCTGGATGGAGTCGCGGTACCGGTCGATCTCCTTCAGTGACTGAAGGATGAGCGACAGCAGCGGTTTACCGCGCACGTCGTCCAACCGCTTGTCGGTTCCGTAGAGCAACCAAGCGAGCCGGCGGCCCGACTTTTCTCCGTACGCCGGAAGGCGCTTTGACGTGCGGTCGTCCTGCAGGATCCAGTAGGCAACCTGGCGGCCGCTCGGGTAGATCTCGACGCCATGCTTGATGGTGTTGCCGCTGTTGAGCTCGATTCCGAACGGCGATTGCACCTTCGCGCCGTTGACCAGCTGCACACGCGGCAAACCGGTGCGCGGATCCTGGCGGAGCGTCACCAGCACGTCGCCGGCCACTAGCGCCTCGAGCCGCGCGACTGCTTGGAGCCCGCCGAAGGTCAGCTGTTCAGCTTGATCGCACAGTTCCGGTCGGTCGCACCAGAGTTGGAAGCGGTTCTCGACGGTCTCTGACCAGTCGGCGAGTGAGTCTTCTTCGAGCCCGAGGATAGCCTCCTCAGGCGTGCACTCAAGATGCAGACCAACATTGATCTCGTTCGTGACGAGCCTGCGCACGATGCCGCGCGCGTAGAGATTCGTCTCGAACAGCTCGGAGCTGCGCGCACGCAGCGTCCAATAGTCGGTGAGTAGTAACTGTGTCCACCCGTAGCCGCCCGCGAACTTGCTCCCGTCGTCGAATGAGTATCGAAACGGCGAGAGCTGCCCCAGCGCCGCCGGTACCTGCTTCAGCTTCCCGAAGAGGCGCTTGAAAAAGCCAAACATCAGGAATTCGGGACGACGTGAATGGTTCCGCAGCCGCCGATGCGCGCTTGCAAAGTGGCGATGCGGTTGAGTGTGCTGTTCAGCACTGAGTTCAGGCCCGGCAGGTTGAACTTCGTGACGAGTTGGCGCGTCTGCCCGGTATCGAGCTGGTAGCTTTGGACGCCCCCAATCGTCAGCGCGTCAATCGCCGCCTGGATCTGGGCTGCAGAAATCTTGGCCGCCGCGAGCTGGTCCGGCCAAAACGTGTCGGTCGGATCGCAGCAGATGTCGGCCATGGCTATTGCTTGGGAGGCTCAGAAAAGAACGGTTTTTGCTGCTCGCAAGCGTCGTAGAAGAGCGACCAATTGACGGTCTCGAGCTCCCAGTACTGGACGCAGATGTTGTGAGCGATGATGTCGAGCGCTGCGTTGGCGTAGATGAGCGTGTCCCAGAGCTCGTTGGCTGCGCCGCTGGGGCGATGCCACTCGAAGCCGAGGCGCTTACCGGTGATCTTTTCGATCTTCTCGCGCTTCACCTCGACGGTGAGCTCCTTGAGCTGATCGTCTCGCGCGTCGCTTGGGGCGTTGAAGTGCCCTTCGGACTGGAGGCTATGCCCGTCCCATCCGTGACGCAGTGACGCGCTCCACCGGTCCTTGTACAGGTCGACGGTGATGCCGTAGGCGGTCGTTCCCATGGTGGTGGTGAACGCCGAGAACTCTTTGAGCGTTGCGCCCTTCGGCGGGCACTCGCGCCCCTTCACCGGGTAGACGCCGCCCTCGTACCGCCGCGCAAACTCGTAGACGGTGTCTGTGCGATAGCCGGAATCGATGAGCGTCAGCGCGATTCGATAGCGCTTCTTGTCGTCGGCCTCATATTCGCGGCCTTCGATTAGCTCGCTGAGCTTTCCCCAGGTGTACGGGTTGTCGAGCTGCTCGGTGTCGCCCTCGAAGGTCCAATAATCGACGAGGAACACGCGGCGCCCGCGACACCAGCCGAAGACCGCCACGGCAAGGCTTTCCTTGTGCACGTCCACGGTGCAGGTCAGCAGCAGAACGGGACCGATGCCCTGCTCCTTTGCCCACTTGTTCGGGATTTCCCCGTATTTGTAGACGCCGATCCGGCGGTGCGCCGAGACCGTTTCAAACTTCAGCTTCTCGCCGCGGAGCTCGAACGTCTCGCCGAGGACGTTGTTGTAAAAAACCTGGAGCTGGTCGAGATCGCGCGGGCGA